ATGTACCTAGCGGGCACTCCGGAATAACGCACCCGCGGGCTTCTTATTGGCGGTGTTCCGGTATGGTAATCTTTACGATTTTGTCCGTAGTGTTACTGTCTTGCGGAATTGTTTCGGCCAGCCGGAGCGCGACGCGGTATGGCCCGCCGCTCGGCGCCTGGCTAATCATCATCCTGGGCGCCGCAATGCTGGCGTTTGCCGTGTGCTGGAAATGAAAAAGCCAGCCGCGAGGGCTGGCTTTTGCGCTGGCATCATCTGGTAGAACTATTCGGGAGTGACCGGCTGATAGGTGTATTTGCCAAGCCCGGTCATTTCGTCGCGTGTTGCTGGCGCTGTCTCGATTGCCTTAAGGAAAGCGTTCAACAGCGGTCCGCTAAATGCCGCGACGATTGCCGCGCGAGGTTCCGCGCCGCGTTCGATGTCGGCGCACACGTCATCAATGCGGATGAGGTATTGCCCGAGGGCGTAAACGTTATAACGCTTGCCCTTGCTCTGTCTGTTGTCATAGCGCGTTGCGGCGTGAACAAGCGCCGTGTGGATATCATTTCCAAACATTTTCGTTTCCCTCAATCTTCCGATTGCGCCAGCGCTTGGCTCTCCGCGATTGCGGTTTTGTATAGTTGGCAAAGGCTAACAATTTCGCCGATGTCGGCATGAACGTTATCGGCATAGCTATCGCAGCATGTAGACCAAACCCCGTCCGGATCATCCGGCATCATCGAAATGGCCTGTTCCAGTTTCCAGCGTTTGCCAATACCGGCCAAGTCGTGCAACGCCTTGCGATAGGTGCGCAACGCGGGTTTGCGCTCCATAATTTCAAGCTGGCGTTTCTGCTTTTGGGTGAAAGCCTCGGATGGTGAAAAGCCGGGCTTGATCCTGGCGTGGAGTTTCCAGCCAAAGCCGATATTTTTCAGGATTGCGCCGTCCGACATATAGCGGAACGCCTTGGTATTTGTGTAGATCGTACCGATTTCGGTGCCGTGTGCAGAACATTTTGCCATGAATTTTTCCCTTGCTTGGGAAGCGGAACAATTCCGCTCCTAATGCCCTAAACCCGGTGAGCGTTTCCGCTGCCGGGCATAAGGCGAGATTTTTGCGGTCTAGCTGTAAAAGCGGATTGAGCCATCGCGCCGCATGTCAGAAAGTATTTCGTTCATGGTTGCATCAATGACGGTTTGCTTTTTGCGGCCGATTGCAACGCGGTTGCGCGTGCTTGTGTAGCCAACGAACTTCCCGCCCTTGACCGGCTGGCGCGAAATGACGCCGCGCAAGATCGGACCGGCACCGGACAGAACTTCCGGGACATAGAACGAAATTTCGACAAGGCCGCTATCATAGCGGTATTCGCGGATTGTGAAGATACCTTCGTTGCGTTCGGACTGTCTTGTGATCGGCATTAGAGTTCCCCTTGCGCTCTGAATTGAGCAAGGCTCAGTCATAGCCAATGACGCGCTACATGTCAATCCCTCCAAACCAAGAAAGTGCAAAAAATGTCGCGAAGCCTTTATCCGAAGCGGCGCAAGGCGCGGTTTTACCGTGCGTTGCGCTCGGATCGCCGCGCCAGAGCGTGCCGCAGAGGGCAACAGGAAGCGCAGGGAAGCATGCGCTCGACCGGGACGGGCTAGACCTATGGCGCCCTTTCCGGCCAAGCTATCAGTATGGCGCGATCCGGATTGCCGGCCAGGAAGGCCAACCGACTATCGGCCCGAATATTGCGCGCTGGTCATAGAGTACATGGCGCAAGGCTACAGTCTGACAGCGTTTGCAGGGACGATACGGCAAGCTAGGGATACGATGTATGCGTGGATTAGAGCGCACCGCGAATTCTCCGACGCCGTAAACCGTGGTCGTGCTGCGCGCGTTGCCTGGCTCGAAACCAAGCTATTGACGGCGCGACGCGGCGGCGAAGTCGCAGCTTCGATCTTTGCGCTCAAGAATGCCGATCCGGTTGAATGGAAAGAGGTTCGCGACGTGCGCCATCGGCACACGCTGGCGACCGAAACCCTATCGGACGCGGAACTGTACGCGATTGCGAGCGGTCGGACGCTTGGCGAAACCACGATAGAAGGCGAATTCACGCGTGAGAGCGAGGAACCTGCAACACCTTAACGTCCGATCATGTGGAGCAATGGTTACGCTTCCCATTGAAATCGCTAGGTTTTTTACGTGGTGGCAGGGGCGGGGAGGTATCCGGCAGGTAAGGGGGTAGGGAAAAATCCCGGCCATAAGCATGCTTATTTTTGAAATCATCCCCCCAATCCCGCCACTCCCAAAAATCTCGCCTCTCGAATGATGTTAGGATCAGCGGGTGCGGCTAGGGTAGCGCACCCGAAAAGCCGGTTCCGCACCGGCCTGCCGCACACCATTCCCGCCACTCTCAAAATGTCGCCGCGACAAAATGTGACATAATAGGACATTAAGTCAGGATGACATAATGAGCGACATAACCAAGGAAGCGCAACTCCGTGTCTTGCGGGAAGCCCGTTTTAGCCGGGCTGATGTGGAAGCGGAGAAGGCGAGGATGCTTGAACGCGGCAGGGAACTACTGGACCGCGAAAAGAAGATCAGGCAGGAACCTGAAAGGCCGCAACAAGGGCGGCTTGGCCGCCCGCCCAAGACCGGACCCGTCTGCAAGCGCACCCTGCAACGCCGAAAAAAACTTTCCCCGTAATTCTTACACCCGTCGTATTGATTACGGAGTTGAGTTGAGGGACAAGGGGCTACGGGGGTTTCGTCTGTGAAGGGTCGGCCCCCCGTACCCCGGCGGCTTCGGTCCCCCACCATGGCCGCCGGGGGGTTCACAACGGGAAGATACCGAAGCGAATGCCCCATAGCAGGGTCAGGATTGCAACGGCGGCGATGAGAATAATTCCGGACAGCAATGGTTTCATGGGTCCCTTATAACCGGAACCTTGCAACGCGCCAAATTGGGGAATTCATGAACGACAAGGTTGAGAAAAAGATCGGCTACCGATACCTGTTGCCGTTGCTCCTGTTCGCACCCGTCCACGCGCAGCATTACCCCACCCCTCCAGCCCCCGGCTACGTCTATACCATCCCCTATCACGGCTATCCGACCTATGCAGGTGCGGGAACCTCGGCGGCGACCGCCAGCGGCGATGTCTATTGTATCCAGGGTAGCGATAACGTGGTGGTCGCGGTTTCCAAGATCGGAGTTTCCGCGACCGCTTCCTCCTCGGGCGCCGTCAATGCCGAAATCATCCTGCGATCCTCGCCCGATGTCGGAGCTTCCAATCCCGTCATCCTTGCCCCCTACGACCGCAATTTTCCAGTTCCCAACGCCATCGCCGTCTCCTATGACAGCGTGCCCGTACCGGGGACCTCCATCGGCACCGTCCGCGCCGCCAAGCTCGCGGTCGGAACTACCGGCAACGCCACCACCATCGGCGATGTGCTGTTCCGGTTCGATAGTCCTTTGTTGCTGCGCGGCCCCAACGAATTCGCCTGCCTCAACGTTTCAGGGGTGGGAACCGGCGCCTCGATCCTGTTCGAACACGAACATACGGAGTTGCCGCATTGACGGCATGGGTCCTGATCTATTTTGGATTGGGGGGCTACGCCATTCCCGGCATCGCCTCGGAAGCCGCCTGCCTCGAACTCCGGGAAAGACTTACCTTCATCGACAGTGCCGCCATCAAGGCCCGCTGCGTCGAATACCAAATCGCCATCCCTGTTATTGTCGCGCCGCGCAAATGAGCTTCCGATATGAAAGTTCGCTCCGCGCCCGAAATCCATTCCCGTTTGATAAATTCCGAAATCCTCTTGGGTTACTCGATTGCTCCCCACTGGCTCGATGACGAATGGATCGACAGCATCGTGAGCGAGGGCAGGGGATTTGTCCGCTTGGTCGCCCTTCATGCAAAAGAACCCGGCAAGGGCGCTTTCACGCGACTGATCCGGAAGATCGAAGCCAGGGGCTACATCCCGGTTTTGGTCGAGCCCAACCAATTGTTGAAGGATTGGTGCGACCGGCACAATTTCAGGCGCAAGCATATCGGGCGGGGCGAGTTGAGGCACGAAGTATGGTTCCCGCGCAGAAACAACGCGACATCGAACCGCTGATTCAGAAACTCCGCGCCATCGCAAAAGCCAAAAAGCTCGGTGGCAAGCCCAACGTCATTTCCGGCTCGGATTGCTTCGTGCTGGATTGGGGAGGCTATCACTTGGCCTGCAAAACGCCGGATTGGGACCGCGAAGATTTCGACCGCCTCATCGCCCGCCTGAAACGATGGTAATCAATGATCGACGCGGAACGCGCTGCGACGGAAATCATCCGGCGCAAGCAAATCCGCGCGTCGTTTCGTAAATGGTGCGAAGAAAAGGGCTTCATCCCGGCCAAGCATCATCGCCTCCTGATTGAAAAACTCGAAGCCGTGGCGAGAGGCGACATCCCCCGCCTCGCCATCTTCATGCCGCCGGGAAGTGCGAAATCCACCTATACCTCCATCCTGTTCCCGCCCTGGATGATGGCGCAGGACCACAAGGCGATGATACTGGCGGCCTCCCATACGTCGGAACTCGCGGAACGGTGGGGTAGAAGGGTGCGGAATTTCATAGCTGACGACGGTTTGACCCTCGGGGTGTCCTTGAGCGAGGACAACACCGCCGCAAACCGATGGTCGCTGAAAGAGGGCGGCGAATATTACGCCGCCGGTTGCAATGTCGGTATTGCTGGTTTTCGAGCCTTGATCGGGTTGATCGATGATCCCATTCGGTCGCGTCAGGACGCTGATAGTCTGCTCATTCGTGATCGGACTTGGGACTGGTATCTCAACGACTTCCGCCCTCGTCTCGTACCGCATGCTCGCGTCGTGCTCATCCAGACCCGCTGGCACGAAGATGACCTGGCAGGCCGCGCCCTCAATCACGAACAATGGGAAGTGATCGAACTCCCGGCCCTGGCGAAATCAAGCGATCTGTTGGGCCGAAAAATCGACGAACCCTTGTGGATGGATGATGACTACGGCTACGGCGCGCAGCTTCTCTCCTTAAGGGAAACGACGCCGCCTCGGATTTGGAGCGCCCTGTATCAGCAAACCCCCACCCCCGACGAAGGCGATTTCTTCAAGGAAGAATGGCTGAAACCCCGAGACATCATCCCGCACCACTCCACCCTTCGATGCTACGGCGCCTCCGATTACGCGGTGACCGGGGATGGTGGCGACTTCACCGTTCACGTGGTGGTCGGCATCGACCATCTCAATAATATGTATCTTCTCGACGTGTGGCGGAGACAGACCACCACCGATGTCTGGGTGGATGGCTTCTGCGACCTCGTACAAAAATATCGTCCTTTGGAATGGGCGGAGGAATTGGGCCAAATCCGCGCCTCCATCGGTCCTTTCCTCGACAAGCGGATGCGGCAGCGCCGGGTCTACGTCAACCGCACCGCCTTTCCGACACGCGGCGACAAAAGCGTGCGCTGCCGCTCGATCCAGGGACGGATGGCGCTCGACGGACTTTATTACCCCAAACACGCGCCATGGGTGCCGGAATGGCTCGAAGAAATCCTGCGGTTCCCGGCAGGCAAGCGCGACGATCAGGCCGACGCGATGGGATTGGCCGGTCAACTTCTCGACAAGATGGTGGTGGCGCGGGCCGGAAAAACCCGGATCATTCCGAAAAAGGACGAAAGCTACGGCGTGAAGAAAATTCAGACCATTGACCCGATGACACTATGATAACCGTTGACGACTATGGCGGCGGGCAACAGCATATCGACGGATGGGACGCCAACGGCAACCAATGGCCGACGTGGGTCAAACGCAGACGGGAATTCGAGAACTACGCCTTCGCCAAGGGACGGGAAATTGACGAACAGCGATTGTCATGGCGCTACTATCACGTCGATCAGTGGACCGTGGAGCAATTGCGCATCCTTCGAAAGCGCCAGCAACCGGCGATCACCTTCGACCGCACGGGGCGAAAGATCGACAGCCTCGCGGGCACCATCCGACGCCTTCGAACCGATCCCAAAGCCTACCCCAACACCCCGAACGGCGAACAGGGCGCGGAAGTCGCCACCCAGGTCATTCGCACCATCTGCGATGCGAGTATCGCGGAAGATTTGGAAGTCGAGTGCTGCAAGGATGCTTTGATCCACGGCATCGGGGTTTCCGAACTGGTGTTGAGAAAAGGCGACAAGCAAGACCCCGACCTCCGCTTTAATTACGTCGATCCCCGGACCTGGTTTTACGACCCGCGTTCGATCAAGACCGATTTCAGGGATGCCCGCTATCACGGCGTCTATAAATGGGCCGACAGCGACGAACTCGAAGCGTTGTGGCCGGGCGCCATGAATGAAATCCGCCAGTCGATCAACAACGACGGCGGTTTCTGGACCGCGTTCGATACCGACCGCGAACCAATGTGGATCGACATCTATCACCGGGTAAGACTGGTCGATCACTGGTATCGCGAAGGCCAAATCTGGAAATGGAGTTTGCACACGGGCATTGTGGAATTGCAGAAAGGGACCAGCCCCTTCGTCAATGAAAGGGGACAGTCGATTTCGAAATTCGACGCCTTCGCCGCCTATATCGACATCCACGGCGACCATTACGGACTAATTCGCAGACTACGAGGGCCGCAGGACGCGATCAACCAGCATCGCTCCAAGGCTATCCATATCATGAACACCCGTCAGGTGAAATTGAAGGAAGGCGCGGTGGACGACATCGAGGCAACCCGAAGGGAAGCCGCGCGGCCCGATGGGGTTTTGGTCTATCGGGGAGATCGGAACGATCTGGAAATCATCCAGCCCGAACAGGAATTCATCCAGCAGACCCAGTATTATCAGGACGCCAAGACCGAAATCGACACCTTCGGCCCAAATCAGCAATTGATCCAGCAGTTCGGCCAGAACGTCTCGGGCCGGGCCGCGAACATGCTGCAACAGGCCGGGCTCGCGGAGTTGGGGCCGTTCCTGAAAAATTACCGGGTATGGAAGCTCAACCGCTACAAGGCGGCGTGGATCGCGGCGCAAAAATTCTGGACAGGCGACCGGATGCTGCGGGTCACCGAAAATCAGGGCGTGGCGCAATTCATGCAGATCAACGGCGTGCAACTGGATCAATACGGCCTGCCGCAACTCGTCAACATGCTCGGCAACATCGACGTTGAAATCAAGATTGACGAAGGCGCCGACAACGAAACCGTGATGGGCGACATCTTCGATCTGTTGATGGCGCTGGCGCAGAACAATGTGGCCGTGCCACCCGCCGCGATCATCGAAGCTTCCTATCTGCCGCTCTCCGAAAAGCAGAAATTGTTGCAGATCATCAATACCCCCGACCCGCAGAAGCAGCAGGCGATGCAACTGGCGATGTCGGAGAAGCAGGCCGACATCGGCAAGAAGCAGGCGGAAATCGGCAAAATCCAGTCGGCCTCGATGCTCAACGTGTCGAAGGCGCGGACGCAGGGATTGCCGTCTATTCCGCCGCCGCCGAAAACGCCGCTGGATGTCGCCCAACAGCTTGCCGACATCAACGAAACCAACGCCACTGCCGCGCACAAAAGAGCCAGCGCCAACAGCCTCGACCACAAGGCACTGATAAGCCCGCTGCAACTTCTCGCGGATCACGCGCAGCGCAACATGGATCGCCATGTGGACACGCTGCACAAAAACGCCGACCGGCAGATGAAGGAGCGGCAGCAGCGTAATGCATTGACGCAACCGATCATGCGCAACCCGACGCCGGAATAGTTACGTCCGCCGGAAACGAAATTCCGGCACCACGTCCCGCACCGACGACACGGTGCGCCCCTGCTATCGGGGAACGGATAGCCACGCCTGCTTTACGCGACAGTAGAGCCACGTTGCCGGATCACGACAATTCCGGGGAGGCGGTTAAGTGAGTGACGTATCCCAGGGCGAAGGCGAACTGTTCAACCAGGCCACCGACACCACGCTTGAGAAATTCGAGAACCCGCCGCTTCCGGAGATAAAGCCGGAAGCGCCCGACAAGCCCGCAGAGCCAACCGAAACGATCCCGCCGGGACGGCTTCGGGAGGAAAGCGAAGCGCGGCGCCGGGCCGAACGCGAACTCTCGGATACCCGCGCCCGGCTGGCCGCATTCGAAGCGGTGCAGCAGACGCGAGGCCAGCAACCTCCAAAGCGGCTCGACATCTTCGATGATCCCGGCGGGTTCATCCGTCAGGAAATCGGCCCGATGCTTGAGCAACTCCGCTCGGAGGCGCAGGCGCGAGCGGAAAATTTCTCTGCCGACATGGCGGTTCGGTTGTACGGCGCGGAAAACGTGACGGGTGCCCGTGCGGCTTTAGAGCAAGGCATGGGCCGCCACGATCCTAACGCTTGGGCTACCTACAATCGCGCGATGTCGAGCCACGATCCCTATGGCGTCATCACGCGCTGGCACATGGACCGCGAAGTTCTGACCCAAATCGGCGGCGACCTCGACAGCTACAACGCAAAAATTCTGGATGAGGCGCTGAAAAGCCCCGAATTCCTCAAGAAGGCGATGGAAGCCGCAAGAGGACATGCCGCCGCCAGCGGGTCACAGATCAACCGTGTCACTCAATCGACCGTCCCCGACATGCCATCGCTGGCGGATATCGGGACCGGAGGGGCGGACGAAGCCATGTCCAATCCTTCCGACGAAGCCCTGTTCCGCGCAGCCGTTTCAGCCAAGCGGCGCTAACAGGAGAAGCGCCGCCAACCCCTGACGGGTGACGGCCATGCTTACCTCTAACCATGTTGCAAACGAACTCATCAAATTCCGCCGACAGGTCATTTCGGATTTTCTCCGACGCTCGCGTTTCGATCCCTTCATGGGCGACACGTCAACGTCGGTGATTGTCCGGATGGCCGATCTGGAAGCCAACGGCAAGGAAATCAACGTTCCCCTCGTCACGCAACTGACCGGCCCCGGCGTCGGTGTCGGCACCTTGCGCGGCAATGAGGAAATGATGGATAGCTACGGTTTCCCGATCTGGGCGGATTGGGGCCGCAACGCGGTCGCCAACAACCGCGCCTCCAACAAGGAAAGCTCGTTCGATGTCCGCTCCACCGCGCGTAATCTGTTGCGCGGCTGGTCGCGCCGTATCATTCGTGACGACCTCGTTGACAGCCTGTTGTCGATCCCGACCGCCTCCATTCAGGCCGGGCGCTTTACCTCTCCCGGCAACCGGGTGAACGGCGTCAAGTGGAGCGTGTCCACCGCCGCACAGCAGAACTCGTGGGTGTCGGCGCAATTCGACCGGGTTATTTTCGGTCATCAACTATCGAACTATTCGACCACGATGGCGACCGCGCTCGGCAACTTGGTGGCGACCACCGATCAGATGTCCGCCGCCATCGGCTCCTTGGCCAAGCAACAGGCCAAGCAGACCGGCTATGACCCCAACGTACCCGGTCAGTACAATGGCCGTCCCAAGGTCACACCCTGGGAAATCGAGGAGCTTGACGAGGAAATGTATGTCTGTTTCCTCGGGGACCGCGCCTTTGCCTCCCTACAGGCCGATCCGACCATGTATCAGGCCAACCGCGATGCCCGCGCCCGCGAAGCCAACGCCACCAAGACCAACCCGATCTTCACCGGCGGCGCACTGCTCTACGACGGCATCCTCTACAAGAACATTCCGGAAATCACCGCCCGGCTGATCCTGAAAGGTGTCGGCTCCGCGGGCGCCGATGTCGAACCCTTCTTTCTGTGCGGACAGGCCGCGATGGCTTACGCCACCGGACAGATGGCTCGCCCGACGCAGACGGAAGAAAACGACTATGACTTCATCTACGGTATCGGCATCGAAGTGCAGTACGGCGTCGGAAAAATTGCGAAGGCCCCGATGGCATCTTCGCAGTCCCCGGCAAGCGACCTCGGCGCGCTGGTCGATTGGGGCATGGTGACCGGCTTCGTCACCACCAAGTAAATCCGAAGGGCCGGATTAATTCCGGCCCTTTGTTTTTCCTCCGCAAACGAAAGGAAAGATCATGGTTGCACGTATCGCCTACAAACAGCCGCAAGCCGGGACCACCGGCCCGGCGCGCATGAGGAAAGTGATCGGCGGAAGCACGCTGGTCGGCGGTTCTGCCGCGCTCGCGGGCGATCTGGCGCTCAACGCGCAGACCGCATTGTTCCGCATTCCGAGGGATTTCGTGCTCACGGGATGGTTCGGCCCGAACATCCCGAAGCTCGACACCGGCGCGACCTTGATGTTCTCGATTGGCGACAACGGCAACGCCTATCAGGCCGCCAACACCGCAAGACTATTGGCCGCCAACAGCGTAGGACAGGCGGGCGGTGCCTTGCCCGCCATCCTCACTTCCGCGCTCTATACTCAGTATCTCGCGGACACCGATCTGGTCCTGACCGTGACCGCAGCGGCGACCGGGGCACAGGCCACCACCACGCCGATCACGATCTATCTGGAAGGCTTCATCGCCCCGTAAAATCCCCGTTTCACGGGAAACACAGGTAAGGATTACTGCCATGAACAAGGTGAGCGTGACCTACCATGCCCCGAAGGGCGACAGCAAGGTAGTCGAGATTTGGGGCCACGTTTTCTACGATGGTAAAGCCGAAGAAGTCGAGGTGGACGACGACACCCTCAAAACCATGAAGGGGAACCGCTTTTTCGACGTGAAGGAAGAAACCCCAAAAGAAATGGAACACCAAGCGAAGGAACACAAGGGGCGGTAACGCCCCTTTTTCTTTTGGGAGTAGATGATGCCGCTGACCTATACCGCCGAACAGGTCATCAACAAGGCCGCTTCTGACCTTGGCAAGTATGTGCCGGGCGAAGCGTTGGGCGCGGTGGAGCACGATGTCATCAGCGACCGGCTCGACAGCGTGCTGGCGGAACTCTCGAAGATCATCTCGATTGCCGACCGCGACGAAATTCCGGCGGTGGCATTTGAGTGTATAGCTGAGATGACGGCGATTTTTGCTTCCTCGGAATTTTCCAATGTGCCGGTAGATTTTTCTCCGGGCGGTCCCATCGAGCGGATCGAACAGCGGTTGCGCTATCTGATTGCCTCGACACCGACTTACGAAATCTTACCCGCGTACTTTTTTTGACCCATGACCGACGTTCCGTTTCCGATGCTCACCGCGCCGGGGCAAACGCCCTGGCTTGCCGGTGGCCGTCTCGTCAACTGCTATCCGGAACCGCTGCCCGCGACCGCAGGGAAGCCCTATGCCTATCGACGGGTGCCGGGGGTGTCGTACTGGGCGTTCGGTTCGTCGGGCATCTACCGGGGCGGCGTGCTCGTTGGCGGCACCTTCTACGCGGTGATCGGCAACTCGGTCTATGCGCTGGATGGCACCGGCAACGGCGCGGCGCTCACAGGTGCCATCCCCGGCTCGGGCATGGTGGCGTGCGCGGTCGATCAGAACGCCACCCCCAACGTGGTCTTTGTGGTGCCGGGCACTGGCGCGTTCTGGATCAACGGCTCCAATGTCGTCGTGAGCTATCCCGATGTCAATGTCGGGACGCCGAACTGGGTGGTCTACATTCAGGGCTATTTCATTTTCAGCTATGGCAGCGGGCTAACTCAAGCCTCCAACATCAATTCGACCACCATCAACACGCTCAACTATGCCTATGCCAACACCAAGGCGGATGCACTCTATCGTCCGGTCCCGCTCGGCTACGGGCAACTATTGCTGTGCGGCGCGAACACGATGGAAGTGTGGGGCGGCCAGAACGACACCGGATATCCGTTTTCCTATCAGTCCACAATCTACCGGGGCATTCCCGGTCCCAACGCGATTGCGGGTCAGGAGGACGGTTGGGGCAAGGGCCTTTTCTTCGTCGGTGACGACAACCGGGTTTCGACCCTGACCGGAACAACCCCAACGCCGATTTCCGTGCTCGATCTGGATCAGGCCATCGAAGCCACCACCGACAAGACCACGATCACGGTCGGGGTGTTCGTGTCGCGCGGCCACGGCTTCGTCATCGTGCAGTCTCCAACATGGTGCTGGATTTACGACACCACCTTGCAGTCATGGCATGAGCGGCGCTCCTATCTTCAAACCTATTGGCGCGGCTACAAGCCGATTTATCTGAATTTCGGAACCAATCCGTTCTGGGCGTGCGGCGATGTCAGGAGCGCGTCGATCCTCAAGATCGACGGCAGTTTGAATGCCGAAGGCGGCTTGAACGACACGCAGACGATTTCGATCAGCGGGACGCCCACGGCTGGCTCTTTCGTGCTTTCCTTCAATGGCCAATTGAGCGCGGCGATCAGCTACAATGCGACCGCTGCCCAAGTGCAGACCGCGCTGAATAATTCCGTTCTGCTCAACGGCAACATCAATTGCGGCGGCGGCCCACTTCCGGCCAGTCCGGTTTCGGTGAATTTTTTCAACCGGCTCGGCTTGAGCCCGCAGCCGGTGATGTTGGTCGCCACCAACAGCCTGAATGCTGGCGTGCCAGTGGTGACACATACCACCACCGGCGCAATACCTGATCCGTTGCGGATACGGGTGGAAACCGGACCCCTCGGGGCCTTCCCCAAGGCAATCCGGATCAACGAGATTGAAGTCTACATGACCAAGGGCACGTCGAATGCGCTTGGACACGATCCCGACGAAACCAATGCCCAAATTGGAATTTCGATGTCGCGCGACGGCGGACAGACATGGAGCAATTCCCGCAACGTTCCAATCGGGCGGCAATCGGTGTCGTCGGGACGGGCACGATCCGCGATCTGGGGGCAGGCCGACATTCAGGGCGTGCGCTGGCGGTTCGAGGAAAGCGCCGGATTGAATTTCGCGTTTATGGGGGCGGACATGCTTTCGGATACGCTGCGATGAAAATCGACTTCACCTTGCCCGCTCAGAACGTGCCATTGCAATTGCCCTCCGGCGAAATCAATCCGGTGTGGTACGACAAGCTGAAAACGCTGGAACGCTTCTTCGCACTGTTTTCGACGGTGGATTTTCCGGCCTTTCCTCCGATCCCGAAGCCGCCCACCATTCCGCCAACACGTCCGGCGCGTCCTGCCACGTTAAAAATTGCGAATGGTCAGGTGCTTGTCTGGGACGACACCAATAAATTGTTTCGACCGGCGAACAACTAGGTCAAGGTCATGGCTGATCTTCTGAGCACGATTTTCGGCGCGGGCGCGCAGAAGGACGCGGCTGCGGCCAATCAACAGGCGTTGCAGCTTTACGCCGATCAGACCAAGAATATTCTCGGGCAGACCTACGGCACCGGACAGGGGGCCTTGCAGACCGGCTACGGCACCGGCATGGGGGCGTTGCAGTCCGGTTACGGCACCGGCATGGGTGCCCTGCAACAGGGTTACGGCGCAGGTCAGACGGCGCTCAATTCCGCCATCGGGGCCTATACGCCGCTCGCCAATCTCGGCCAGCAATACGGTCAGGCCGGCAATCTCCTGATGGGTTCGCTTGGATTGGGTGGTCCGCAGGCAACGCAGGCCGCGCAAGCCGCGTTCCAGAACAATCCGGGTTACACTTCGGCAGTCAATGCCGGGCTTGACGTGCTCAATCGCAGGCAGGCGGCGGCGGGGATGCTCAATTCCGGCAATGCCGATATCAACGCGCTGACCTTCGGCCAGAACCTTCAAAACCAGCAGTACGGCAATTGGCAACAGCAATTGGCCGCGCTGGCGCAACAGGGCCAAGCTGCGACCTCGGGCGCAGCAGGCGGGCAGGCGTCGGGCTACGGACAACTGGCAAATCTCGGGCAGACCTATGGCCAGAACGTTGCGAACATCGCGCAAAACCTCGGAACGAATGTCGCTTCCACCGCCGCAAACTATGGTCAAAACCTCGCCAACCTCGCGTCGCAATACGGCCAGAACATTTCTGGCGTCAACGCGAATCAGACTTCGGGCGTCATCAACGACAATCAGATGGTGGCGGCGGGTGAAGCGGCGGGCGCGAAGAATTTGCTCACCGCTGGCATGGGCCTTGCCACACTCGGATTAGGCGGCAATCCGTTCGGCGGCTCGCTGATGGGCGGGGGTAGCGCGCTCGCGAGTGCTGGCGGTGGTGGTGGTTTCCAATGGGCGAACACGCCGCTGGCCCAGCTTCCCGGTGCGATCAAGGGCCTGTTCTCATAAGAGGGTTAGATGGCTATCGCAGCGCTTCAACTTCCGCAGCAAGGCGCGATCAACAATCTGATGGACTGGACGCCGCTGCAAAATCTCGTTGCCGCCATCAATCAGAAGCGGCAGGAACAGGAAGCCGCCGACCTCATCAATCAGTTGCCGCAGCAACAGCAGCCGCAGGCGCAGCCGCAGGCTCAACCGCAACCGCAAGCGCCGCAGCCCGCCGCGCCGGTTTCCGATGTCGCGAAAAATTACGCTTCGGGCGCGTTTCCGCCATTGCGAACGCTTGCGCCCCGGATCAGCTTTCGCGACGCGCCGACGCCGGTTGACCGGATCGACCAATCGTTCGATGACGTTCGCACCAATGGCGCATATGCGCCCGGAGCGCCGCAAGCCGCCTATGATCCGTCCGATAGCCCGGTGGGTGGCGTGCCGTCGCCCTCCGTTCCGTGGCAACCGACCTACAATGCGCCGATAACGCCGCCGTCAGTCCGGGGCTATGTGGAAAGCGGCGTGAAGCTTCCGCCGCCACCGGGCTACGCGGAAGAACCGCAACGCTATACCCCGGAAGGGCTCGACCGCCTGCAATCGATCATCCGGCAGAAAGAAAGCAGCGGCAGATATAATCTGGTGGTCGATACCGGGAAGGGCCACAAGGTCTACGGGGCCTATGGCGTCGAAGATGACAATATTCCGGAGTGGACGAAGGCCGCGCTTGGCCGCTCGATGACGCCGGAAGAATTCTTGCGCGATCCGAAGGCGCAGGATGCCGTCGCAAAATATCAGCTTGGACAGTATGCCGACAAATACGGGCTGACCGGCGCGGGCAAGGCGTGGTTTGCCGGTGACAAAGGCATGAACAACCCGCGCGCTTCCGATAAATTCGGAACGACCGTGCAAGCATATGGCGATGATGTTGCGCGCAAGCTCGGCGCAGACCTTCCACCGGAAATCACCGCAGGCGCAAGCCGACCGGAAGCGCCGCAGGCAAGGGCGTTGGCATTCGATGCGGCAAGACATGACGACGCTCAGGCGCGCATTGCCGACAATCTGAAACAGCCGCAAGCCCCGGCAGTGGATGCGGGCATTCCGCGCGAACAACTCGCCGCGATGATGCGTAACCCGCTCACGCGCCCGCTCGCGACCGCCTATTTGCAGAAGATGATGGACCCAAACCGCTACTCCTTCATGAGCAGCGGCGACGGATTTTTTGTGATCGACAAGCAAAACCCGAACAACCGGCAATTCATTTCGGGGCCGAAAACGGTCACGAAGGGCGAAGATGATACGGTCATTCGGACAAATCCCGACGACCCGGCGCATCCGATCACGGTTGCGGGTGCCAATCCACTGTCTGCGGAAGAAAGAAAAGTCGAGGGATTGATGGCGGCGGGCCGAAGGCTCGGGCTGACGGGCCAACCCTTGATTGATTATGCCAAGTCCGGGGGCAAGGAAAAGGAAGGCTATTCGGCCAAGGAACAGGGCTTGATTTCCGATGCTGAAAAGCGGGTCACGTCCGCCGATGACGTGATCGACAACATCAGGCAGATGCGTCAGTTATCGCCTAGCGCATGGTCCGGTTTTGCGTCGGACTTCTCCGGCATGGCGCAGCGATATTTACCGGATGCGATGGTGCCGCAAGGTGCCATTGATACCGAACGGTTGAAGCAACTGGCATTGTTGAACGTCGCCGCTCAGGCGAAGGCCACCTTCGGATCGCGGCTCAATCAGTCGGAAATTCAGATACTCAATCAGATCGAAACCACACCCCATATGACCGACAGCGCCCGGCAGGCGCTTTACGATCAGGTTGAACGCATGATGCAGCGGCACAAGTTGCGCGATCAGGCGGAAGCCGATGCAGTCAGGGGGCATACCTATTTCAAGCCGGGCTATCGCATGCCGGAAGATCAGCCCTTGCCAAGCGAGAGGGCGGTTAATCCAGCAAAGCCGACCTTGGGGCAGTTCATGGAAAAGGCTCGCGCGGCAAATCCGGGTGTGCCGGATAGTGAACTGGCGCGGTTCTGGAAAGAGAAGTACGGCGGTTAGCAATGCCCATCGTCGATCCCTTCGCCCCCGACAGTGCCGACGTTTCGGGGAAGGGTGGATTTGTCGATCCCTTCGATGTTCGGAAGAAATCCGAAAAGGTTGATGAAGCCCCGTTGTCATGGGGCGATGTGCCGGGGCAGGCGCTTCGCAACGTGCCGAAAAGCGCGGGCGAATTCGTGTCCGGTATCGGCCACGCGATTTTCCATCCCATCGAAACGGTGGGCAATCTCGGTGCGGTGGGTGCAGGCGTCTTGCAGAAGCTCGGCGTCGCGCCGGGATCGGGTTACGAGAAATACGCCGACGCCATCGGCAAACATTTCATGGACCGCTACGGCAACGAAGAAAATATCAAGCGGGCGCTTGCCAACGATCCGGTGGGTGTAGCCGCCGATCTATCGGCGGTGTTTACCGGCGGCGAAACACTGGCGGCGAAGCTTGTGCCGGAACTCTCGCGGGTGACCGGCCTTGCCGACACCTTGGGGACGGCAGCGAAATACACCAATCCGCTGACGCCGGTTGTCGCGGGCGGGCGCGGCTTGGCTGATCTTGCGCGCAAATACACGCCCGATCTGCGGCCCCGGGTTGATCCCGGCGTGCAGCAATCGTTGCAAACCCTAGAAGAAGCGGGCGCTCCGGTCAGATACCCGGTTGCCTATGGCAGCGAAAACGAACGGGTGCAGTCGCTAGGCCAAGGGCTTTCGCATTCGCCGCTGATCGGAACGCCGATCCGAACAGCGGGCGGGCGGGTGCCTGCCGAATTGTCGGAAGCGGCCAACGTCATCGCTGGCGAGCATGGCGAAGGCTCGATTGAAAATGTCGGCAAGGATGTCATTGACACGGTGCGGAGTGCTGCCCGCGATGAACGCACGGCAGCGGAAGGCGCAGCCGCCGACGCGGACGCTGCCATTCAAGGACAATACGAAGCCGCCAATCGCCAGCGCGAACAGGCTATCGATGCCAGAGAACAGGCACTTCACGACGACGCGGAAGGCCAGCTTGGCAATGTGCTTCCAAGGCAAGCCGGGCAGACCGCCATTGATCGGGTGCAGAACGCCCATCGTGAGGCGCGGGCTGAAAAAGACCGGCAGTACGGGCAAGTGCGCGCACTGGACGCGCGCATCGACACGGGCGCATTCTCCGATCTGCACGGGCGCGCGGCAAGGGAATTGACCGACGCCAATGTGACCTTTGACGATCCCGGCTCGAATGCATCGCGCATGATGGATGAGCTACAGCGGCTTTCCGGCAGGGCGGGAGAAGCGCCGCCGCAAGTGCCGCCCCGGCTGATGCAAGCCTTGCAACGCGAGTATGGCGGCGAAGTCCCGTCATCGGTTCTGGAAGGCTTGGGTTTTCCCGGCGGCACCGATGCCGTCCCGCCGAATTTTCGGCTCGCGGGCGCGCACGCCCCGCAACCGGGCGCGAACGCGATTTCCGTTCAAGGGCTGGAAGAAATCAGCAGGCGGCTCGGCGGGATGGCGGCTCAGGCACCAAACCCGACCGAAGCCAGAGCGTCATGGGCAGTCAAACGCGCCTTCGAAAACTGGCGTAACGATGCCCTTGAAAGCCATCTGACCGCCGACAGCGCACCGGGTTCCCGCGAAACGATTGCCGCCGCTCGGGCCGCACATGCCGATCTGATGAACCGCTTCGGCTACAACGGTCGCACCGATGTCGGACGGTTTGTCCATGATATGGTGACGGGCGACAAACGCGCCGAAGATGTGGCCGGAAGATTGCTCGGCAACGAAAAGGGAATTTCCGAACCGCTGCATCAGGCGATTTTGGACGCTGCCAACGGTCATCCCGACATCAACAATTCCTTGCGCGCTGCCGCATGGAACCAGATCAGCGGGCGCGACCCGCTCTCGGGTCACACGGTCAGAAGCGCCGAACAGATCGCAAGGGCGGCGGACAAATTCGGCAATACGCGCATGGCGGAACGGCTCGGCATGAACGAGGGCTTGCGCGGCCTTTCGCAAAATCTTCGGCAAACCGTGGAAGATCGCGCCGCGCTCCCCGACATCGAAAAAGTTACGAAGCCGTCGAAAACGACCGTCGCCCCCGGCGAAATGGAACAGCTTTCCAAAAAGCTTACGGGTTTGGGGCGCAGTCCCGAAGCGGTGATGGGATCAATTGACAGGCTGGCGCGCACCAAGGGTGGCGACATCAACACGCTTGCGAAGTTGTGGCGCACGATCCCGGAAGAAAGCCGGGGCGATGTTGCATCGGCCCTTATCAAGAATTTGGGCGGCGGCGGCAAGGAAGGCTTTTCGGTCGCGAAGTTCGCAACCAATTGGGCGGGCTACACCCCGCAGGCCAAGACGGTGATGTTCGGCAACGCCGGGCCGCACCGGGCCGCGCTCGACGCGATTGCCGATCTTTCCCGGCGCGCGGAGCTAGTTGGAAAGAAATATGGCAATCCGACCGGAACCGCAAATATTCGCGCGTACCACGATCTTTTCAAGGGCGCGGTGAAGATGCTCGCGAAGTCGGCGGCGCGCGAAGTTGGTCCCGCCGCTGCCGCTGTTGCTGGCGGCCTGACGGGACCGCTTGCACCGATAGCCTTGGGGTTGGGCGGCTTGGGCGTATCCATGATGCTCGCTTCTCCCATCGGAGCGCCGAAGGTGGCGCGGTGGGCAAGGATTGCGGAAGCGGCGAAGCGGCTACCTTCCCCGGAACGGCGCGCGGCCTTCTACGGCGCGACCGCCGACCTCGCAAACACCGCTCGCGCGCTCGGCGTCAATCGGGACATGGGAAAGTAAGATGGCAGGCACCATCAACCTTTCGTTGTCGCAACAACTGGACGAATACGGCCAACCGCTTGCGGGCGGACAGCTTTACATCATTCAGGCCGGAACGGTTTCGACGCCGCAAAACGCCTATCAGGACACCGGGCTTGCGATCCCGCTGCCGAACCCGATCACGCTGGACGCCGCAGGCCGCATTCCGCAATTCTTCCTTGCCGATGGCACCATCAAGGTCCGCTTGCAGGACAAATACGGCATCGTGAAATTTACCGCTGACGGGCTTCTGGTAATCGGCCCCTCGGCGGGCGGCGGCGGTGGCGGCGCGTCGGTCGATCCGAATGCCGTGCTGCAAACCGGCGACATCAAAATCCGCTACGATAACGTGGTGATCGGCGGCTTTGTCCGGCTCAACGGCAGAACCATCGGCTCGTCAGGCTCGGGGGCAACGGAATTGGCCGACCCTTCGGCGCAAGCCCTGTTCCTGCATCTGTGGGCCAAGGATACCACGCTGGCGGTGGTTCCCTCGCGCGGGGCGAGCGCGGCGGCGGACTGGGCCGCCAACAAGCAGATGACCTTGCCCGATGGCCGCTCGCGGCTGATCGCAGCATTGGGCGACATGGGGTCTACCGACAACGGGCTGTTGGCGGGGATCGGTTTCACCAAGGGCAATTCGACTACGCTCGGCTCGACGTTCGGCCTGTGGTCGAAGGCTATTCCGCTGGCGGCGCTGCCTGCTCATGCTCACAGTGTCTATGTCACGCCATCCATCAGCACGCCCGCGACGGCCAGCACCACCGTTACCATCAACGATCCCGGCCACGCTCATTCCTATACGCAGATGACATTGCCGATTGGTTCGGGCTTGGCGCTCGGCTCCGGCGAAATTCCATCGCCAGTAAGCGGCACCACCGGCTCGAATACCACCGGCATCACTGCTTCCGCCAGTACCAGCGTTACCGTCACGCCGTCACTTTCTGTCAGCATCGGCTCCGCGCCGGGTGCGAACGATAAGGCGACAGCGAATGCGGGCAGCAGCGCGGCGATGGACATGAGCAACGCGGCGATGCTGATGACCGTCTATATGAGGCTCTAGATGTACACCGGGCATGTCTGCACGACCTCGAACCGCGCCGACTGGATCGAGGATTTTACGCTACTCGATGTCGATAGCGGCGATCTGATCGACATTTCGCTGTGCCGGATCACGCTGACGCTTTCAAAAGCCCCGCGCCAGCCCAACGTCCAGCAATCGCCGCTCTACGGCGATTTCTATTATGGCTATGGCGGCGGTCCCATTCTGACCGGATCGACCGACAGCGGAGAAATTACGCTTGTCGATGTCGGCACCTTCGAGGTGAATTTCCCGGCGCTGCGGATGGCGGGCGTTCCCGGCGGCTACTATCAGCTTGGCGTCCGGATCATGCAGGACACAAGAACCGTGCAGTTGATCGTCGGCACCGTGGATGTGACGGAAGGGATCGACACGCAATGACCGGGTTGAAGCTCAAGGTGCTGCCCCGCTTTCCCTCGCAGGTCATCGGGCGGACGGGCGTTGATGTCACCAAGCAAAACGGCAATTATTATCTGGACCTCGATTTTACCCAGTTCCCAGTCTCACCGAACAGCCCGCCGAACACGAACCTGTATGTTCTGGCGTGGGATATTGTAGCCAAGCAATTTGTGCTGGTCCCGAAATGAGTATTCCCTTTCTCTCGGTTCGCCCGAAGGCGATCAAGCTCAAGGTACTGCCGCGTTTTCCGTCGAATGTCGTTGGCGGGACCGGGATCACGACGCAGCTTGCGAACGGCAATTTCGTCATCAACCTCGACTACTCGAAATTCCCGCCGGTTGCGCCCCCGCCATCCAGCCCAAGCATCTATTCGCTCGTCTACAACATCGCGACCGGCCAATACCAGTTGGTGCCGTCGTCGTTCTTTTCGACCACGGATGCACCCTCGGACGGCTTCTATTATGGTCGCCAGAATTCGATGTGGGCGAAAGTGCCCGGCGAAGCGCCGTCGAATGGCGTTTTCTACGCGCGGCAAAACGGCGTATGGGTGCCGGTGCGGCAATTTCTCTCGGCCAATCGCACCTATTACGTTTCCACCGCCGGAAGCGACGGCAATGACGGGCTGACGCCGGGGACCGCATTCAGAAACATCCAGAAAGCGATCAACACCATTATTCCAATCGACTTGGGCGGCTTCACTCCGACCATCCAGCTTGCCGCAGGAACCTACACGGAGCAATTGATACTTTCTTCGCCACTGATCGGGGGTTTTATCCAGATCACGGGCGACACCACAACGCCCGCGAACGTTGTCCTGAACGGCACTGGCGGGACGCTCCTGACGGTTAGCGCGCAGGGTGCCGCCATTAAAATTCGCGGCGTCAAATTCCAGAACCCCGGCGGCAACGCGCTGGTGGCGACTTCGAGCGGACAGCTTTACGTCAACGGCCCCGTGGAATTTGGATCATGCAGCAGCGGCGTTCAAATGTGGGCTTCGGCGTCAGGCTATATCAATATATCGGGTATTTCCTACGCGATTTCCGGGGGTGCGGCCTATCACATGATTGGGCAACAGGGCGGTGTGATCTTCGCCCAAAACGACAGCGTGACGCTGACCGGGACGCCCGCTTTCGGTAGTGCATTTGCCGCCGCTTTATCCAACGCAACCGTGGACGCACAAG